GACCAAGTGTTGTCATATAAACAATCATCTAATATAACAAAAGCACGAGGGTCAATATTCGATCTCTTATACATTTGTATTTGTTTATTGACTTCTTTTAGAACCACTCTCTGCCGTTTCAAGATATTCGTAATGATGTTTGTATGGTATTCTTCGTGAATAAATAATTTGGGAACATGTTGGCTATAAAACCCATTTCCTGCTTCCGTCCCGGAAATAACGGTTCCCAACGGAATATTACGATGATGAAACAATAAGTCTCTAACTAAGAAACTTTTTCCCGTGTCACGACGTCCAATTAGCACCACAACCGGACCTTTGTTTTCTTCTTTTTTGAAAGTAATGTAACTCATATCAAATTTTTTTAGTTCTAATGTCATATTAAAGACTATGTATATTTATAGAAAGGAATAAAAAACGAATATGAGTTAAAACCACAAATCTTTAATATAAATAGTAGATTAAATGAATCGTTATGAATCATTGAATGAGGTAACGAACAATGAATTTTGTAATATCATTCCAAAAAATCCATTGCAGCATGTATTGAATACCACAAAATCTTCACGTATTGATACATTTGTGGAACGGCTCTCCACAAACAAATTCAAAATAAAGACAAAAGACAATACAACAAAAGAAGTATTTGTGAAGTATATCACATTGGTGGATTTTTTGAAGTTTTTGATTGGAAAATACAAAAATGAGGATATGCAGATACTACCATGCCAAGAAATTCAAAATCAGGATAGCAAATATGAAAAGTACATTAATGAACCCAACAATTATGCATATGTGGATAGTTTTTTTTATAATTTAACAAGTGAGTTATCAGAACGATTTCAGTTTCCCCATGGAATTATATGTTACGACCAGTTCGTATGTAACAAAAAAAAATGCGCCATTAATATTGCAGATGATTTAGAATATTTGTGCGATTCTAGCTATTTCAATGAAAACATTAACAAACTATTTCATTTTGAAGATTCAAATGTATCGAACTTATTCATTTCATCGCAAAAAGAACCCATACACATTGAAAATGATATTATAACACTTGATGGTGTAGAAGTAATTGATATCGACCCCGAAGAGAAGGAAAAAAAAACAACTCAACGCATTAATGATGTATCCGATTGTGTATTTTCCAAAAATAGTTGTGAAGAGGATGACGACGATGATGACGACGACGATTCCACAAGTGGCGAAAGCATACATACCAGCGACGATGACGATGACGATGACGACGACGACGACGACGACGACGATGATGACGACGATGATGACGACCATCAGGAGGAGGAAAGTGAAAGCGATGATGAAAGTATGAATGATGAAGATGTCATCCTTGAAATCAAAGAAATTCCAACACAAGTAGTTGTACTGGAAAAATGTGAAGATACATTGGATTCTTTATTAGAAAATGATTCTCTTACCATTGAGGAGTTAGAAAGTGCCATATTTCAAATCATATGTATTCTTTATACATATCAAAAAATATTCCATTTTACGCACAATGATCTTCACACAAACAATGTCATGTATGTACACACAGAGAAAACCCACCTTACCTATCATATTCAAAATAAAGTATTTAAAGTACCTACATTTGGAAAAATTTACAAAATCATTGATTTTGGCCGCGCCATTTACACCTACAATGATCGTTTGATGTGCAGTGATAGTTTTTCCAGCAATGGAACGGCACACACGCAATATAATTTCGGACCCTATTACAATCCAAAAAAACCAATTATTAACCCAAATTACAGTTTTGATCTATGTCGATTGGCTTGTAGTATGTTTGATTTTATATGTGATGATATTCAGAATATTCAGAAATATCGTGAAACTACTCCGGTGTATGATTTGATATTCTCCTGGTTGTATGACGATAATGGTAGAAATATGTTATATCGCGCCAATGGAGAAGACAAATATCCAGGGTTTAAACTTTATAAAATGATAAGCAAAATCGTACACAACCATCTTCCAGAAGATCAATTTAAACACCCATGCTTTTCCAAGTATATTCAAGAAAAAAAAGAAGGTACAGAATACATGCGAAGTGTTGTCAATATCGACACGATGATATCTTCATTTTAAAAAAATGATTTGGAATCACTTATAATTAATCATATTCTACCCACTTTCTGTCAAAAAATACATCACTCAACAAAAAATAACTAAAGAAAACAATTGCTCCTTTTATAGATAATGTTCCTATCATAAAACCAATGAGTATCATTATATTGTGATACAACGAAGAAGGTCTATTTGTACCTCTTCCGATATCAAAGTAATATGGTATATATTTCGCCATGAATAAATTGATTAATAAAAAGAATGAAAGTGATTCATAAGATAATTTATTTATTCCAGATATGTGTGTCAATAGAAAGTTAATTAAAAATATTGCGAGGTATAATTTTATAACATTAAAATAATTATTCCCTCCCTCAACATATGTACACATGTTATTGCTCATATTTTTGTTTTTACTGATTTCTTTGTCGCTTGTAAATGCGATTGCAAGAACCGTCCTTTCTGAATCTGGATCATCATTAGGCGGAACTTGATGAACGGTCGTTCCTCCATTAAATAATGCACAATCACCTTCTTCAAAATGAATGGAATATTCATCTCCATTTTGATTCTTACATTGCAAAGGACTAATGTTTCCTTTTTTTTTAATACAAATTATTATATTATATATTTCGGATAAGTTTTGAGGGTCAACATGCCATAGATGTTGGGAGGTATTTCCGTGATATCTGTATATGGTTGCTTTATTGCTCTCCAAATAATAAAGTTTTTTATTAATCTTATTTTCATATCTTTTTCTTACTTTTTCGGATACATCTTGGATGATTTGTTTTTCGTGATCACTATAGTTGTCACAGCACTGATGAGTTGTTGTATTTTTTCTACTGAAAATACTAACATCGGTGTGTTTTGGAATTTTTATAGATTTTAATTTTTTTATATCATTCTCATCTAACATTTTATCATACTTTTCACAAAATGGTTTTAATTTTTTCTCGTAATTTAATGGATCTAATCTTCTGTACATATTGATGATCCTGCGAATCATACTTTGACCATATAGGTCAATAATGCCAGAATAGTCTATCAAAAAAAATATAATAAAGTATATGAATATACTTATATAAGAATGATTTTTCAGTAATTTGTCTCTCTGTTTGTTAAATTTATTGAGAAATTTATTCAATTTTGTCATATATATATATATATATACATATATCTTTTTCAATGAAGATTCACAAACACATTATTTCCAAATTATCTTTCAAAAATTGCTTATAATGCATCGTCCTATTTCCATGCCACGACGAACTGTTGCATATACGAATCCAATTTTTGGTTGGGAAAATTCTGGAAGCATCAGCATCGCAAAGAAGTGAAAAAAAATAGACAAACGATACTAGACTCATTTGTATATTTTTATCTGTATTTTTATTTTTAAACCATTTCAAAAAGATGGTTCGTTGGTAAAGACTTGCGTCTTCGTTTCCATCACCTTGAACATTTGCTCTTTGAATATAAGCAACAAGTAAGTCAATACGAAAAGAATCACGCAGTCTTTGAACAAATGTTTTCGAACAAATTCGTAATTCTCCTTGTCTTCCACATTCAATTTATTCAAAAGTGTTTTTACAATAAAGTAAATACAGGAAATTAGAAACGAAGTAAATACATGAGTTTGTAAAAATTCCATAATATAAAAAACCCTTTTTTTTTAATCATATCAACAAACGAATTAAAGTTTTATTTCTTCTACGCCTAAATCGATCATGTCTTCCTTTGGTTCCGGCAAAGAAAGAGCATTTAACTCAATGGGAATTATTTCATTGGACTCTCCCACTTGTTCCACATTGTTGTCCAGATCTAAACTAACCGGCTCACCAATCGTAAGGGGCGCCTCGTCGTCGTAGTCATCTTCGTCAAACCGCATAGTGGGTTCCTCTTTAGCTTCAAAATTGATTTGCTCATTTATGGTTTCATCATTCACAGGATCGTATTTTTCAACTTCTTTATTGAAAATCACATTGGATGGTTCATCATTAGTCGCAACAGGTAGCGGCGGGGTCAGAACCACCGAATCCGATGAAACCGAAACATCAGGTATTGGCGATTCCATCGAGGAGGTAGAATGGGGTGATGCCGATGAAACAGGAGGTGCCTCGACTTTCGGGGGTTCCTCCTTGACATATCCTTCTTCTTGCGTTTCGTCCATGTACTGCTTCAATAACTGTTCTACTGGAATGTTGTCCCGGATTGTATTCATAATACATGATTGTACAATCGTTTCAAACTCCCGATTGTTTTTTTGCTGCTCCAACGGAGTCACATCTACTTGAAACAAATAGATATTTGAATACAACTTTCGCGCAATATTAATGTAGATATTGTGTAAAAAGTTGTCAAACGGAGGAATGTCAATGTCTATTTTCTTCACTTGATTGTTCGTGCGTACGCAACTCAATATTTTTACTTGAAGAACATGCACACATGTAATGAGATCATCTAAATATGCACACTGCGAAGTTTCTTTAATGCGCTCACACTCTTGATGGACCATATTTTGATTCCATTTCGGAATACGCGAAAGAAAATTTTGGAAAGTCATCAAATACTTTTCGGGTTCCTCATTTGTTTCACACAATTCAATGGCTTCATTGAAAATAGACCGAAACCCATCAATGACATGGCCACACAAAATGTTCATCAGACGAATGGACCACTCGCTCTTTGAATCGTTTAACAGATTAGAGTTGTAATCTTCCATTATAGTTAATGAAATATTTGAATTTCAGATTTATTACGAAAAACATTCAATAAAAAAAAAATAATAAATACCTCATTTCGATATTCTTTGCTATACTTTTCAAATAAGTAGTGTGCTTCTAAAAATCTGTCATGTTTCTTAAATCGAAAAAGAATATCATACCCACAAAAATGATGCTGATACATCGTTTTTGCCAACTGAAAGAAATCCGCAGGTGATGCGTTTGTTTCGATCAGTTTGTGATAGGTTTGTAATAGCTGTTTGTATTTATAATACGGAAAGGTTTGTACATCACGAATGGTTTTATACGAGGGCAATACATTCACATAGATAGAAACAAATCGAGAACAAATCGGCGGCAGTAGTTTCTTTTTGTTTTCGCATAATATAATAAATCGTGTATTATGACAATATTGTTCAATATCTCTTCGCAAACTGTATTGTGTATCATGTGTGAGAAATTCAGCATTTTTTAATAAAACGGTTTTGAACGAAATATCTTTTGTTGTTTTTACAATCTGCATTGAAAATAAATGTATTTGTTGCCTGACTTGTTGTATTCCATTTGTTTTCAAACAATTTACTTCCAATATATATTTTTTTCTACTTTCTTTTGTTTTATAAAAATGTCGGATAAAATAATGATACAACTCTTCTTTTCCAAACATAAAAGGCCCATAAAAGAGTAGATTAGGTATGTCTGATTTCTGGAGAAAATGCTTTTCAAATTCTTTTTTTTTTAATTCCATTATAGAGATGTTTTCATAAATATTTAAATATGTTTATATAATAATGATAAAACAAGACTGCTTGTTTGATAAGATTCATTTGAAGAATCAGCAAATAACAGATTCAAACTTGAAATCTTTACTTTCCAATTTATACAACAATGTATGCTTTTCTACTTTTCCATATTTAGTGTATAAATCAAACTCATCGAAAGAAGCAATTCAGCGCTACAATAGTGGAAATTGTATTGCTTTTGCGTATTTTATTCAAATGTATTTGAAAAAAAATCATAAAATAGATAGTCATTTGATTGGAGCCAGTGTTCCAGAACTATTTAAAGTATCAGGAACACCTGAAATATGTCATTGTGCGGTACTAATACCCATAAATTTGTATGAGTTTTATATTCTGGATGGAGCTCTTTATTTTGTAGAACCCATGTTTTGTAGTCTTAAAAACAATATTATAAGGCGTATACAAAACAGTAATTGTCATAATCATGAAAATACCGAAATCGAGTACCATATTGATTCGTGTGGAGATACAATTATAGATATGAACAACAAGCAAATATTACCAGAAAAATCATTATGTACATGTTGTCATTTTGTAGATTTACCCGATCAAACATGGAAATATTATTTATCAGAAATAAAAAATCCAGATCAAACAATTGGTAATTCCTTTTTGTTACATAAACCGGAACCTTTTTTAATGTTCACGCGTTTCGAAGACAATATTGTCAAGATGAAATACAAGATTCAATATGAAGATGAAAATATTGTAATTCGTAAATATCCCGAACGAACATTGATCTATAAAGGAAATACATATGACAATAATGATACATTAATGTCATTATTTCAAGAGTTATATCCCTATTTTGATGATTTCATTATTTAAACCGCGCTTTGTAAAGATTGCGTGTATGGATTTTGTTTGAACGCTTGCAGCAACGATGAATCCATGATCGTTTCATTTTTATTCTCAAATGTTTGTGGCATGTTGGTAAAGGATCCCAGTAATTCCGAGGGATGTTCATAATGATTTGATTGAGGGTTGTAAAAAGGGGTTTGTCGATCGTTGCATGATTCCTTGTTTGTTTTATGGACATTCACCTTGTTGTTGAAAAGTTTCATATTTCCACCACTTTTCACATCACATGCATGCACACGATTTTTATTCCTTTGGTTGTATTCTGCTTGATAATTCTTTTTGCCTTGATTCATACTCTGGGCTGGTCCCGATTGAGCTTGATTCATGGTAATGCGTTGCGTATCGTTAAGTAATGGCCTTGTGTTCATATATGCAGTAGAGTCTTGTTTTTGAACATTCAAATGTTTCATAGAAAGCTTACCCTCATACATTTCTCGATTTGTGGTATCCACTTTGGCATTTGGATTAAAAACGGATGGATTTTTGTACCCTCCATTCACAAAACCGATAGGATTTCCGTTGGTTACTATATTGGTTTTTTGACTATGACGAAGACCTTTTACAACCGGTTCCACCATATTCGAAATGAGACCACCAATTGATCCAAAGTAAGATTCGCTTGTTGTATTGCGATTATTCGATAACACGGAATAAGACTCTTTTCCGTAATTGGATTGATTTGTAGGATTGGCGTTTGATGTCATGTTGGTAGGATCAATGTGCGGCAATTGTTGTTTATTGGGATCCATGTATGTTCCGGATACATAAGAGGTTTGCTTTTGTTTCGACCCTCGTGCGCCATAATATTCGACACTCGTCGATGGACGGTTTTCTTCCGTGAGCATTTGATGTGATTGTTGCATTTGTTGCAACATACCCGGTGCACCCGGCACCATGCCTAGATTGTTATCATTCGCAAAGGTGGTGTCCGGCAATTGTTTAACGACTGTTCCTTGAATTCCTTGATTGGTTACCGGTTGAATTGCTGGACCCATGTGGCCATTTAAGCTGTATGCACATTTTGGATTATTTGCAACACGCAATTCATCAACCGTTTTGGGAGCGTACATATCACGCTGATTCATATAATTTCCGAACCCTTCACTGGATTGTTCGTCATATTTCATGCCAATACCCGGTGTGTCTTTAATCTCTTCCCATGGCTTTGTATTGGCATGGCGTTGCGAAGGATTCATACGGGATTGCATAAAGTCGTTCTGATTTTGATTCCCATAAACATTTTGACTATTTGTTTCAGGACGGAAAAGAGGCGCAACTTCTTCTTTCTTAATGTCGTATGTTCCCTGTCCCGTGTATGTATCCAATACACTTTGTCGATCTGGATCATTGTATCCATTCATTTTGCTGCTATAAAACAGATTCATATTATTGTGATTGATATCACCATATCTTACTCGATTTCCTGCTAAATTTTCAAAATCATTTTCACTATTTTTAATTTTTTTTTGTTTTAAAAAATATTTGTCTTGATGTTGAGAAAAAGTTTCTTCATTATTTACATTATTTTTTGTCTTGGATATGTTTGGATAAAATGTTTTGTTTTCATTGGCTAAAAGACCACCACTTTGATTTTTCTTTTCATCAATCAATGAAAATCCTTCTTTTTTTTCTTCGTCTTTATCATTGCTCATTAAGTAAGCTACTCCAACTAATAAAACGGGAATTGCAATCTGTGCCATATAAAATCGTATTATATATATGATTTTATATTTTTTTGTTATGATTTATTGTATTTATTGTAATAATCTTTTTCCAAAACATTTGTGTCTAAATTTGAAAGAAACGGAATTTCTACATTTGACTGAGGATTATGAAATAAATATTCAGTCCGATGTGTATTTGTACCTTTGAGCATCCACGCAGGATGGCTTGCCCTGGATTCTTTGGAGATTGTTTTGTGGATTGTTTTGGGTTGTACATATTGTTTGATGTATTGCTGTTTGACATAATCATTCATTCCCTTATGATCTCTACATAATACACGGTCCATTGTACGAAGTTCGCTTTCAATCTCAACCATATTCCTACATAAAGTATTGCCATTTTTTTGCATTCTTAAATGGGGGTCTTCAAAATATACACTAGAATGACTAGTATTGCCTGGTACATTAAAAATATAATCATTCATAGAAGTTATTTCTAAATTTGTCTTTTCGATTCTTGCTGGATCATCATGAAATCGTGTAAAGGACATCTATATATTAGAAATAGATTAAATATTGTGAAATCCAGTTCTTGTATTTTTATCATGGAATATAGGTCGTGGAACAGATATAGTATCCCTTAAATGATTATGAAATAAATCTTGTGTAAAAAAAGATTTGGTGGTTGGGTTTTGAGAGAAAGAAGGTCCTTCTAAATTTGTACTTCGAGTGCCACGAAGAGTACTTTCCACATCTATATGGTTGTGGGTAAAATGATGAGACGACATTTTCGTAGGAATGCTTCCTAAAACAAATAAATGACAGGGTTTTTTTTGCTCAGCATAAAGAGGTTCGATTAAATACTTCAATTGAGCTTCATTTTGTCTTTTTTCACAAAGATAATCAGGCAAGTGATTTTTGATTTGAGTGCTTGACATATATACTTCAAGGAGATAATTAATTACATTGAAACTCTTTGTTTTTGTACACTTCTCGGGAAGGCAATCCGCCGCGAATCCATCCTTTCACAGCACTTTCCTCAATACACTGACTGGGGTCATTCACCGAAGATTTAAGATCCTTTTGTAAAGGAAAGCTGTCTAGTTCTGTGTATGATTTTTCGTTTAATTGTGCAGAACTCTTCTTTTCTTTCAAAGTATCACCAAATTTTAAAGAATTTTCTAAACCTACATCTACATTGCCCTTGCCCAAATAAGGAACCGTTAAATAACTGCGTTCTTGAAGGCTTATTTTGCAATTTGTGCTTGTAAGCTTTGATTGCATCAATTTGGTGTTTTCGTCCACATTGTAACCGTATGGTCCTACTTGACTCGTGCCTTTCACATTCATCGTAGGATAAGTACTCGAAATATTTAATGCGCGTTTTTCATTTGTGTGATTCAGATTGGTTAAGTTATATGAAGATTGTGCATTATTCATAATATTATCTTGGGTATAATTGGAAGAATCTTGTCCAATACGTGATAGATTATTAAACATAAAATCAACAACTTGACTCAT